AAGAATCCATAATCCCCTGCTGGAATATTGTTACCAGAGTAGGTAGCAGTAGTAGCAGTTGTAATCTTATTATCGATATTACCTGAAACAGTGCTAATTCTATCAGCGAACAGAGCGTTTACTCCGTTCTGAGTAAAGATGTCATTTGGTCTGATGTCTAATGTGAAGTTAGATTGTGTACCAGTTAACGTACCAGTAGCACCCGCAGAACTTACATTAAAGTTTGTACCAAGAATAACAACCTGAGCATCGTTGATGAGGTCTCCAGCAAATCTAATGTTGTTTGTATCTGGATCTCTACCGATCATTGAACGTGCATCGGTAACTTGGAATGAGAAATGGTCGTTTAGAGTACCGATTTCAATACCATCACGCTCAAGAATCTCCCCATTTCGGAATGAACCATAAACTTGGTAAACGTTGAATACTGAACCACCTGATACATCGCCTTCAACAAATGCTTTTGCCCTAGAAGTTCTACCTCTAATAACGTGTCCTTGAGTAAGTGTGACTGCAGCATCTGTTTTAAAGATTGTTAGAGGTTGTAAGTCAAAAATATATGCTTTAAAAACTGTTGCTGTAGAAGTTACATTAGTACCACTATGATATTCATATGCAGCAATACGACCAAGTGCAACAATCTGACCATTACTGGAAAGGTTATTACTTTGTGCTTGATCTCTAAACTCAATAACTTGATAGTTGGCAGTAATATTATTACCGTTGATGATAGGGGACCCCTGTACATTATTCATCAACATATACTGACCCAACTCAAACGGGATGATTGAGTTCTGTAATGCAAGAGTTTCTCTTGGTTTGATCAAGTCAATGAAACTAGGAACCAGAGTTTCTGATTCGTAACCCTTAACGTATGCTTTACCAGGTCCAATCTCTACAGCATAGTGTGCAGTAGATGCATTATTACCTTGAGGTGAAGTCTCTCCAGGAAGATATACACCACCATTAGAACCATCATTATAATGTTCTCTAACTCTTACATCAAAATCACGAACAGTATAATCACCAGACTCGTCAAATGTTCTTCTAGCAAGTTCTTTTGCAAGTTCGTTATATGCAGATCTTTCTACAAAACTTTCAATCTGAGATTTATTAATTCTTAAAAGTTCGATGAAGTTTTTATCAGTATCATCATCGATAACTTTTTTAACTAGACTGGTTCTGATCCTAAATCTGTGAGCACCAGGAGCAGAATAGTTGGAAGTACCAGTAGCATTATCGTTTAGATTTGGATCATCTTCTGGAGTAACAATAGATTCGAAAATTTCTAGACCAATCCTATAAGAAGGATTGTTTGCATATTGATCAAGAATGATAGTCTGTTCAAGAACATCTACAAAGTGTCCTCTAATAAAGTAAACACCATTAGCAATACTAGCAGTAGAACCTACAGCAGTAGAGTTAGTAGGAAGCAACTGAGAGAAAGGAGTGCCGATCTCAATCAGAGAGTTACCATAAGTAATCTCAGAAGCACAAATCAACTGTTCGTTATCAACAAACTCTCTTGTATCTGAATCTGAACCACCAGATGTTAGATACTTAACGTATAATGTAATATAACCACGCTCAGATGTAGTAGAAGAAATACTGAATATAACTTTTGCTTTGATACCAGTGGTAAGACCTTCAATAATTTTACCAGTAATTTGTTGTCTATATTGTTCAACGTCTGCACCCAAGAATGATCCTTGGAGGATAACTGCTTTAGCATCAAGGTCATAACCAATCTGACCAGGGATGACCATACTGCCATCCTTAAACATATGCGTACCAAACGACTCAACCTGATTTTGCATCAGAGATTGAAGCGTCGTTAGTTCACGAGCTTGGATAGGGTACCCAGGGCGGAACAGCACTCGGTAAAAATTATTCGCCTTATCGAAATCATCGAAATAAGGAGCGATATTCAGATTGGTATTCTGAGGCATTGGTTTAGAACTCTACTACGATCTTAATGTCTTCAATTTGGTCGCCAGCACGGGAGATTGCTCTCCTATTGTCTATGTAGATGACTTTTCCAGAGTCCTTTTTCACCTCGGATTTGGCGTAACCAGAAGTGAAAGACATACCTAAGTCATACTCAGTGTTATTAATAACACGAGTTGCTTCACCAGGTACGATAGGGAAGTTAATATCAGGGTCGGCAGAAGTACCAGAACCTGAACCAACAACGGTGTTACCACCATCAAAGACTGTTTTATTACCAGAGATTTCAGGGAAGATACCGTCAACTCTGTTTTGGTAATACTTAAGAACTTTTGTTGTTGAGTTCCAAGATACAACTCGACCTCTAGCAGTCACTTGTTGACCACCAACAGTACGAGTTTGAGTAATAATTTCGTCAGTATTAAATGAACCTGTGAAATCTGGCGCGAAAATCACAGCGTTAGTAGCAGACAAAGTAATAGCGTCTGCCAATTCTTCAGTACCATACTTCAGAGGATTCAGAACCAAACCGATACGTCTGTAATCGTTATCAGTTGGGAAATCTCCAGAACCTTCATCGTATGTGAACTTAGTGTTGATCATAGTACGGAACCCACCCAATTCAATTTGGGGACCTGAACCGTGTCCACCTTTCGGAGGAATGATAACGTCGATAGCACCACCAGATCCAGTACCAGCACCGATACCGTTAATCTCATCAATGATGACTTTACCAAAGGAATAGTTGGCACCACCAGAAGTTACAGTAGCAGAGACGATACGACCACCGTCAACCACAACAGATATTCTTCCACCAGTTCCATCACCTTTGATTGGGATGTTCTCGTATGTACCGTTGTTATATCCAGAACCTGCAGATTGGATAACAACAGTGTCAATCTCACCACCAACAGCGTCAGACACAACAGCAGTATCAATCAACACAGGCATATAATCACCTGAGAAGAATTTCAGTACCTGACCCACAGGGATCGTGTACATATACTTCCAACGATAACCGTCAGCAGTTGTGATAATAGATGTAGATGTACCTGTCGGTTCAACCGTTGATGGTTTACCGTTAGGATCACTTGGTGATGTTCCATTGTAAATGCACTTATACGTTTGATAAGATGAGTTAACAACGTAGAAGTCAGCATCATACAGTTTGGTAGCACCAGACGATGCAGTCTTACTGGATGAATAATCGTGACGATACATATCGTACACATAACCCAAACCACCAGTGGTTTGCTCGGGTGGGATCCAGTCAATACGACGAATAACCTGAACAGCGTCGTTCGCAAGAACACGCTTCATCGAGATCATATCATCGAATGAATCAGAAAACTCTTGGAAAGAGTCAACGGGGGTCGGAGGGTTATTCTCGTTATCCCATTCCTGAGGACGCCCAATGTACACATACAGACGATCTCTGTTTGCACCAGCAGCTATGTCACTCTGGTTCTTGTCAGGACCTTCCAGTGATTTGATGAATTTTTCCGCAGTAAAAATTCTAAATTGGTCAGTGAGTAGTGCCATTGGACAGTTTCTACCTTCTCTTTATTTATAGGGGTTAGTCTGGTTCGTTTCTAATGTATGAAAGATATTCAATTTTCAAGGGTGTACCAACTACTCCTGTCGAACCGCCAGTGAGAGTTTCGTTAGCATTCCAAAGATAGTTTCCAGCGTTTGCAACAACTGTTTTAACTACCAAAGTTTTGGATGCATTATCCCAAGATTTCACAGTCGCAGTAATACCTGTGATGGATCCCGTAACAGTTTCATCAACTGTAAAGTTACCATTAACAGGGTCAGTGCTACGCATTTTAAATTGCACCTCAGCAGGGTGCAAATCACCATCTCCTAGTTCTCCAGCAATGGAAACTGTAGGAGATAATGGAGGACTGGAACCATCAGTCATTTGGTCTCCAATCGCAAACAGAGTAGTATTGGTACCACCAACGGTTTCCTCAATACCATAAAGTGATGATGCAATACCACCATCAAGACTTATCTCTCCTTGGAAGTCAGTGTTTGTATTGATCAAATCGGGAATACCATCCCCGAGACCACCAACTTCATCATCATCTTCGAATGCTTTATCTTGAATGTAACTAATAGGAACAGTCAAGGTAATGATTCTAGAATCTGCAAGGTCAATCAGAACGTGAGGTTCAACACCAGTGGAAGTTGCTGAAGCAACACCACCACTGAAGTCAATCACCTGTGATTTAACTTGAGAAGATCCACCATCAATGAAAGCAAGTTCATCAACCTCGAAGACGAGGTAGAGCGCTCTCTCAGATGGGACCCAATCATATACTCTCGCAATCTTATTACTGGAACTTTCTGTTGTTCTAGTAACCCTGTCTCCCACGTTAAAGGTATATCCTGAGACACCGTTAGAATCATTTGCTAATGAATCTATCAGAACCTTTTGATCGTATCGGAAGTTAAGAGCACGGTCGCAACCAGTGAATGAGGTAAGTGTTTTACCTGTATATCTAATAACCTCTCTACCGATAAGAATCTTACCTGAACCAGGATAAGGAGTAGTCGTCTGTACATAGATTGTTTGATCGTTCTCATCTACATCTGCAAGTAGACCAGATATGTTATATAGATTTGAATTATAAGATTGACGGTTACGTGCCTGTTTAGTAAGGTCGGTGTTCCTCGTGAATAACACTTGAGGAGCAGATGAATAACCGCCTCCAGGATTAACAACATCAATAGTTGTAATAGAACCTAAATTGATATTTGCTTTTGCAGTACCACCAGATCCACCACCTCCATTAAGCAAGATCGTAGGTGCAGTTTCATAGAACTCACCGACGTTAGAAACATCGACAGATTTGATAACACCAAATTCATCGACTTCTGCAACACCAGTTGCACCTTGACCCCCGCCACCAGAGACAACTAAATTGATGTCTCCCAACTCATAGTTTGCACCAGGAACTTCTAGTGACAAACCAGTAACAAGACCAACAACGGGACGGAGTTCAGCACCTGATCCACCACCACCTTTTACTTCGGCAGTTGTGGGAGATGAGAAATACTCGTCACCGTTAGACAAAACTTGTATGTATTGAATAGATCCAGCAGGAGCAATGATAGTACCATCAGGTGCAACTTCATCCTGCTCATACAGGATTGCCTTTGCTACTGCACCGTTACCTACACCAGTTGTTTCTAATTCAATTCTAAATGGATCGTACCCTTCACCAGGATCCAAAACTCTTACTGAAGCAATCTGACCATTTGAAACTACTGGTTGTAAGACTGCATCTCTAATTGGGGTACCACAGTTACCGATTTTAAGTTGAGGAGGATCGGAAGAATTATATCCAGTTCCACCATCCACCACATAAACCTCTCTAACCCCAAATATGGAGTTAAAGATAGGTTCAATAATAGCGCCGCTTCCTGGTACTGTTCTTGGCATTTACTTAACGAATATCGAGGGTTCCTAGCATTCCACTATGGATTGTGCACTGGTAATACAATGTACTAGGTGCATCCATAGGAACTGTGAATGATTGCATACCTGTATTTGAACCAGTAATACCTGTGGTATATGCAGATCCACCTGATGCAGTTCTAATTGCTAGTGGATGTGCTCCTCCTGCTTGGTTGTGGAGATCATATGTAAATCCACGATAGAGAACAACAGTAGGACTACTGGTTCCACCTGATGCAGGAAATCCTGGTCCTGATACTGTGTAACTGCTGCTGCCAGCAGCAGTAAATCTGAACAGGATACAAGGAGAGGGTTTATGAATTGTGGCGTTATTATATCCCTTAATAATTGATGCACCTGCAGGAGCATTATTGATCTGAGATTGGAATCCTCCACCAATTTCATTGAAGGTAGTACCATCGTTTGCAACTTCCAACTCACCATTGGAACCAATTTTCATTCTCTTGGTTCCAATTTTGATCTCAGTATCAGTAGGAAGTTCTAAGTTATTAGAAGCATCAAACTTTAGTTTCTTAGTTCCACCAGATCCGAAACGAATTTCTGCAGTATCTGGAACTTCAAGGTTACCACTTCCATCAAATTTGATTGATTTAGCAGCATCACCGCCAAAACGGATGTCAGTACCAGTAGGAAGATCCAAATTACCACTACTGTCCATAGCAATGACTTTCGTAGACCCACTATCACCAAAACGAATAGAACTGTTTGAAGGAAGTTCAAGGATGTCATTACTAAATTTAAGTTCTTTACCTGCAGCGAACTTCAGTGATTGTCCACCCAACTCAATGTTGCCTCCTTCATCCTCAGAAACCATACGGTTGTAGGATGTAATCTTGACAGCACTAGAGACAGATAATTCTTGTGACTGATCAGCACCTGCAGCAGTTGTTGTTATATAGCCACGTGCTCCACCATTCTCAGCAACGAAGGAAGCAAACATAACTGTTGCCTTAGCACCAGTTGCATCTTCAATGTTGAGTTTAGTACCAACTTTCATTAATGAGAATCTAAGTCTAAACTTCTCTTCTTGAGTAGAATCTTCAGAAGCAAGTTTTGATGCAATAGTTCTGGTAGCACCAGTGTCAATACTATTAACAGTATGCTCTTGTCTCTTTCTACGATTTAATTCTTGTGTTACTGTGTCAGTAGAAATACCAGTATCTCCCATCCAAATGGTG